ACGAGATCGTCCGCGGTCAGACGCTGCGCCTCATCTGCGGATCGCGCGCGTGGCACAAAGCGGATCCGGTCGTCGGACTCGACGGCATCAAAGGAAAAGGCCTGCGCCACCGGCTCTATGCCCGACCGCGCCGAGCCCTGCCGGCCGATGGCGTAGCCCCGGAATATCGGCGTGTTGATCTCAGACACATCGATATCGGCCGGCCCCAGCCCGACACGGGCGCAGATATCCGCAATGAGGCTGCCCGGTGTCACCCCTTCGCCGGCGGTGCGGTTGAGAAACAGCCGGGTTGCGGCCGATCCGGTCTGCACATAGCCCGTGAGCGTGTCCGAGCGGGCATCATACCCCGCGGCCTCGCCGCCGCCGAAGATGCTGCCCGCGGCAAACCCTTCGGTGAACAGGATCTCCGCGCCGGTGCGCAGATCGACCTGGCTGACCTGCGGCTCGCGATGCCACGCCATGCGCCGGCCCTCGGTGCGGGACTTCGCGATGGCCATGTTCTCCTTGCGCCTGGTGGAAAACGCGAAGAGCGACAGCCGCGTCGCCCAGATCACCCCGTCATCAGGGCGCCATTTGACCGCATAGCGCCCGGCGAGATCACTCATCGCGTCCGGAAACGCGAGCGCGCTGATCCAGACCAGCGCGTCATCGACCGGATCATACACCGCGCCGGCCGGCTCATATGTGAATCCTGTCGCGTCAGGGTGGATGTCGGCCGGGGTCAGCTGCCAGTGCCCGGCATTCTCGACGACCGGCTGAAGCGCGCCCGGGCGCACGCGCAGCCGCTCGATGGGAATGGTGCTGGCCGTGCCGGTGTTCGACGTGCGCAGGATCCATGCCTCGCCAAGGCCTTCGCCCACAAGTCCCTGAACGATATTCTCGACATTCGTCGGCCCCGGTCCCATGCGCGGCAGGTTGGCGAGGAATTCCATGGTGTCGGCCCGGACGCAGCCATGACCGCCGCCGAAGCGCCCCGAGGCGATCAGCACGTCGATCGGCCCGGTCAGGCTGAGCGCGCGCATCCAGCCCAGTGTCGTGAGTGATACGAACCCGCCTGCGTTGTTGCTCAGGCTGCTGCTGCGGCGCCCGAAGCTGTCCACGATCGCCATGGCGTCGAGATCGATCTTCACGATCGGCTTGGTGTTGCTGATGCCCAGCTGAGTGTAGGCATACCCATCGCCGCCGATGAAGCAGTGATCGAACCTGAAATTGTCCCTGTAGAGGTTCAATGCGTCGGCCAGCGCGTCGGAAATCATATCCTCGGGCTGTGCCTGCGCGAGCTCCTCCAGCGTGCGCAGATCGAACAGCCGCAGACCGTCCGGGGTCAGCATGAGCTGGCGCTGGCGCGGCCAGTCGGTGGCCCCGTAGCTTGTCAGCACGCTGTCGAGCGCCCCACCCGGCAGGTTGGTGCTCTTGAGCGCGGGGTATGCTTCCTGCGCGTTGAAGGTCACCTCGGCGGTGATGTTGGGGATGCGGTTGCCAAAGTTCTCCAGCGGCAGATCCTCGAACACCAGATAAGCCAGCCCGCGAAAGGCCGGCGTCCGGCCGTGGCCTTCCGTGGCCTCGATCAGCGGATCGGGCAGCTGGTCCTCGCTGCCCTCGTGAAAGCGGAACTCCAGACCGGGGATCGACACATCCGGGTTGGTGCCGCGCGCGTCATGGATGAGCTTGCCATCGGCCCAGATCCGGATGAGGTCGCCGGCCAAGCCCTCGGCGAGGCCGAGCGCGAAGGAGGCGTAATAGCCATAGGTGGTCTGACGCTGACCGCCGCCGCCCTTGCCGCCTACCTTGCGGGTCTGGCGTTCCTCGCGAATCCCGGGCGCCCAGATCACGTTGCCGGAGGCGCGCATGGTGCCGTAGATGAGCGGTATCGGCGCGCCCCAGGCCGAGGAGGTCACCGACAGATCGCGCAGCCGCGGGCCCTCGATATCCGGCTGGTCGGGACCGAACAGGAGCGAGCCGACGGTCGAGCCGATCAGCCAGCCGGCCTGCCAGCCGAGCCCGAGCGCGGTGCTGCCGAGCGCGCTGGCGCCGGCGATGGCCAGCACCGCCATCAGACCACCTCTGGGATGCGCCAGGCCGCGCGCCGGCGCGACAGCCATGGCTCGATCAGCGGCTCCTCGAGCACGCAGCGCCGCAGCGCATGCGCGTGCAGAAGATGCGGGGTCCCGTGCCGCGCGGTGAGAAAGCCCGCATGGCAGGGATAGCTCGTCTCGGCAAAGACCAGGATGTCGCCCGGCCGCGCGTCGGGCAGTGCGACCGGATCCAGCGCGCGCGCAAATTCTTCCAGCAGCCTGGTGCCGGTCGCGCGCCGGTCATAGCCCGTTACATCGTGATGCGGCACGGCGAGCGCGTCGGCCACGACGATCAGCAGCCCGATGCAGTCCACGCCGGCCGGGCCGCGGCCCTGGTGCCGCCAGCGCGCCCCGATCCAGCGTCGTCCTTCGGCGATCACGTCGTCAGCGCGCATTGGCTCGCGTTGCATTGGGTCAGCGGGCATTGGGCGTCTCCGTCAGCTTGTCGGCCCCCGGCACGAAGGGATCGCCCCGGAAATTGAGCACATTGTCGAAGCGATCGATGCAGGTGGAGAGCCGCTTGTCGCAGCCCGGATAGATCTCGAACGCGTCGCCCGTGCCGACCGGAAAGGGCGGCGGGAAGGACAGTACCAGATCGCCCGTTGCCAGATCCGAGCCGCGCACTTCGATGGCGCGGCCGCTGTTCTGCCCCGACGTGAACCGGATCACGCCGCCGGCGAACCAGTCATCCGGTCTGTCATCAGCCATATCGATCGCCGCGGTGAACGACAGCGCGTCGAGCGGCGCGGTGACAAGCCCGGGCCGTGTCCATTGCGGGTCACCGATCTCCACCCCGCAGCGCGCATCGCCGAGATCGGCGCGGCAGTCCGGCGTGTAGGGCTCGATCAGCCGCTGTGCGAGCACCTGGGACATGCCCCGCAGCTCGGTGCGCCACTGCCCCTCGCTCGACAGCGTGACCTCGCCCAGCCAGCCACGGCGCAGCCGGAGGGTGCCCTGCGACGGGTCCTGCCAGTTGACCACGAAGATCCGCACCTCGGCGCCGTCATAGAGCCCAGCGCGCAGCGCGTCCGCTTCGAGCCCGGCATCGTCGAGCACGCCCTCGAGATCGACATTGCCGACCGCCAGCCCCGCCTCGGAGGCCACGGCGGTGCGCGAATACCCTGCGCGGGCGCGGTAGGTCTCGCCCTCGACTTCGAGATCGCCATCGTGATCGGTGGCGCGAAACACCACCCCGTCGCGGCGGGCAAGCCGCCAGCAGGTGGCCAGCGTGAGCACATCGCCCTCGAGATGCGCAGCCAGTTCGGGGGAGACCGTCTTCATGACATCACCTTCATTCGCGGATCTCCACCACGGTGATGCGGCCCCATTGCTGCATCTCGAAGGTCTCGACGGTGAGATCGGCGGCATCGGTGTCGAACCGCGCCGGCACGTCGAACTCGAAATCCGCTGTGATCTCTGTTCCCGCGTCGGGCGCACTCGAGAAGGTCACTACTCCGGTGGCGTGATCGATCGACACGCCATTGGTCACTTCTGTATTGTCCCGGTAAACGGTCAGGGTTCCGGCGACCGGCCTGGTGATCCGGCGTTCGTGCACCGCGCCGCCGCTGTCATAGCGCCGGACAAGCTGGAACGCGGTCCGTTCCCCGTCGCCAACTCCGAGCAGCTGGCCGGCCGCCCGGAAATCCGTCCAGTCCCTGAAGCGAAACCCGTGCGCGCGGCCGCGCCGGGCGTAGAAGAAGGCGAGGAATGCCGCGACGTCGGCGCGCGAGCGGATGCCCGTCGAGACGTTCCATTCGCCGCGCGAGCGCTGCCACTGCGCCACGCGCTGCTCGCGCCCGCTCTGCGTGGCGGTAATAGCGGTCAGGAACCGCGGCCCGCCACTGGCCCCGTAGGCGATGGTGGCCGGAAACTGCACATCATGAAAGTCGGTCATGGATTGCCTTATCTACTGGCACTACCGATTGCGCCGTGCCCGGGCGATGGCGCGGCTCATCTCGGCCGTGATCTGGCCCTGCGAGCGCCGGAAACTGTCGGCATCGGGCGTGGTGATGGTCATGTTGACGGTGACACCGCCGCCGCGGTCGCCACCACCACCACGCTGTCCCTCGGCCACCTCGCGGCGGGACAGGACCCGCTCGCCGCGCTGCAGGATTGCGGGGACCTCTTCCGGCTGGAGCCCGACCATGCCGCCCGCGTGCAGTCGGGGTGCCCCGGCGAAGGCCATGGCGGGCACCTGCCGCTGCGGCAGCGCCGAGACACCGATCACGCCACCGGAATGCGCCACCGCCGCGGTAAGGCTACCTCCGAGACCGCCGCCGATACCGCCAAGCGCGCCGCCCAGCCAATTGGCGAGGGGGCCGAGCACCGCCGAGCGCAGCGCGATGCGGGTGATGTCCTCCAGGATTGAGTTCGCCAGATCGCGGAAATCCACCTTGCCCTTCGTGACCAGCGTCAGAAGCGCGTCCTCGGCGCCGCGAAACGCGCTGACCAGCGCGTCGCCGATCTGCCGGCCGGTTTGCATCGCGCTGTCGGCATAGCCCTGCAGACTGTCTGAGACGGCATCCCAGCCCCGCGCCGCCGTCTCGCCCGCCGCCGCGATCGCGTTGCCGGCGGTCGTCGCGGCCTCGGCAGCACGACCAGCCGCGCCGCCAGTACCGCTGCCACCCGCTGCACCATCCTTGCCGGCACCAGAGACACCGTCGAAGGCGTCCCCGATCCCGGCGACGGAGTCCGCTGACGCATCGGCCGCCTCCGAGGTGCGAGCCAGCACCTCGCGGATCGCCTCGACCGACTCCAGCGGCCCGGTTGCTGCCCCGCGCAGTTCCTCGGCCACGCCGCGCAGGGCGTCCTGCGTGGCGCGCGCCTCCTCGGCATAGGCCCCCAGCCCGAGATCGGGGATCTGGTAGTCGCGCTCGAAGGCTTGCGTGAACGCCTCCGCCGCCCGGCCGCCGGCATCACGCGCCGCGCCCGCGAACCTGTTCTCGAGGTCCCCGAGGCTGACATCGTCCAGCGCCCCGATGCGCAGCCCGCCGTCGCCCACGGCCCATGCCGGCAATGCGGCAAGCATCTTGTTGATCCCCGCGATGAAGCGGTTCACGCGTCCGATAACGGCATTCAGCAACCGCTCCACGCCGCGCACCATGGCATTGGCCGCACCGGTCACGACCTCGCCCAGCACGGCCGGCAGATCGGACCAGATCGCCTGCGTGGCCGCGAACGCCCCGCGCCAGGTGTTGATGATCAGCGACGCGCCGCGTGCCACCGCATCCAGGCTGGCCTGCACGCCGTCTGCCACGCTGGCGCGGATCCCGGCCCATGCTGCCGCCACCGTCGCCCCGAGCGCCCGCGCGCCGGTGCCCATGCGATCCCAGACCTCCGACGCCACGCCGCGCAGCAGATCGAGGGCATCGGAGAAACTCCCCGCCGCCGCGACCAGCCGGCCAAAGCGCAGGATCAGCTCCTGCGCGCCGATCACCAGCGCCACAAAGGGCAGCCGCATGAGCGCCCCGCGCAGCAGCGCCAGCGCCGTGGCCAGCCCGCGCACACTGACAGCTGCGGCCGCAAGCCCGGCAACAAAGCGACCGGCCACCAGTGTTGCTGTCGCCGCGAGCGTCGCGGCCAGCCGGTCGAGATTGCCCAGCACCAGCTCGATGGCGCGCCCCACCGGGCCGCTGCGCTCCGCGAGTGCCGCCATCGCGTCGGCCACGGCCTCCAGCGCCGGAGCCGCGGCGACGGCCAGCTGGTTGGCCAGCCCGCGCCAGATCAGCCCCAGCCGCGAAATCGCATCGTTGGTCCGTTCGATCTGTGCGGCGTCCTGTGCGGAGACCACGACGCCGAAGGCGCGCACGTCTTTCGTCGCCTGGCGCAGCGTAGCGGTGTCGATCCGGCTCATCGCGATAGAGCCTTCCTCGCCGAAAAGCTGACCCGCCACCGCCGCGCGCTCGGCAGCGGGGACGAAGTCCTCGATGGCCGCATTGATCGCCCCCACACGCTCATCGAGCGGCAGCGCGATCAGGTCGGTCGCCGACAGCCCCAGCCTGTCCAGCGCGTCGGCGGCGGGGCCGGTCCCGGCCGCGGCCTGGCTGAGACGGCGCGTCAGATCCTTGGTGGCCTGCTCGATGCCCGACATCGACACGCCCGCCAGCTCGCCCGCGCGCTCCAGCGTCTGGATCGAGGCGACAGTGGTGCCCAGCGACTGCGCCAGCTTGGCCTGACTGTCGACGATCTGCAGCCCGCTGCGGATCATCGCCGTGGCCGCAGCCCCCACGGCCGCAGC